ATAATGTTAGAGAATTTTTAAAAGGTTGTAGAGGTTATCTTCCTTATGTTGGTGGTAAATATAAATTAATTGTTGAAACAACAGGGTCATCATCAATTACAGTTACAGAAGATGATATTATTGGTGGCTACACTTTAAATAGTCCAACTAAAAACTCAAAATATAATAGAGTTATTTGTTCTTATGTTAATCCTGATAGAAACTATCAAGTAGATGAAGTTCAATTTCCTGAAATAGATGATAGTGGATATTCAGCAGCAGACAAACACGCAGCTATGAAAGCAGTTGATGGTGGATTTTTACTTGAAGGAAGATTTGATTTAAAGACAATCACAAGTCCATATCAAGCATTAGAACTAGCAGAAGTTATATTAAGAAGATCAAGAGAAGCATTAGGTTTAACAATCAATGTTAGTTTTAGTGCTTATGATATAGCCATAGGAGATATTTTAGGAGTAACACATTCTTCATTAGGTTTTTCAAACAAACAATTTAGAGTATTAGGAATTAATTTTAATGCTGATTTTACATTAGGTTTAGACTTAATGGAACACCAAGACTCTCATTATACATGGGCTACTAAAACACAAGTAGCATCAACACCTAGTACAAACTTACCTAACCCATTTGTTATCCAACCACCAGCAAGTGTTACTTTAGATGATGAATTAATTGAATATAATGATGGAACTGTAATTGTAGCTTTAAATGTTTTAATAGGTGCTAGTACAGATAGATTTGTTGATTACTACCAAGTAGAATACAAGTTAAGCACAGATTCAGATTATATTATATATGCACAAGGTTCAGGATTAAATCATAGAGTCTTAAATGTAATTGACCAAAAGATTTATAATGTAAGAGTTAAAGCTGTAAATACTTTAGGAGTATCATCAACCTATGTAACAGCAACAAGAACTATTATTGGTGCTATTGAACCACCACAAGATGTAACAGATTTTTCTTGTAATATATTAGGACAAGAAGCACATTTATCATGGACACAAATACCAGATTTAGATTTAGCTTATTATCAAATTAGATATTCTTCTTTAACAGATGGAACTGGAGATTGGGCAAACTCTGTATCTTTAGTAGAGAAAGTATCAAGACCAGCAACATCAATTAACGTACCAGCAAGAGTTGGAACTTATTTAATTAAAGCAGTAGATAAACTTGGAAACTTTAGTTCTAACGCAACAGCTATTATTTCTAATGTTACAGGGATTCAAAATTTTAATAATATTACATCAGTATCAGAACACCCAGATTTTGATGGAACATTAACAAATACAGCAATAGTAGATGGTACATTAAGATTAGATTCTTCTGAATTATTTGATTCAGCTAGTGGAAACTTTGATGCAGAAACAACTAGATTTTTTGATTCAGGTGTAACTAATGCAGACTTCTATGCAAGTGGTAATTACTTATTTGCAGATATAGTTGATATAGGTGCTAAACATACTTGCAGACTTACAGCTAGTTTAAAACAAACTTCAGATGACCCAGACGATTTATTTGATAATAGATTAGGTTTATTTGATTCTCAAAATTCTAGTTTTGATGGAGATACACCAGCTAACTCTAATGCACATATTGAGATTGCAACAAGTGATGATAACTCAACTTACACAGCTTTTCAAAACTTTGTAATTGGTAATTATACTGCTAGATACTTTAAATTTAGAGTTGTTTTAACTTCAAGTGATTTAGCTTCAACTCCTGTGGTAGAAGAAATATCAATTACAATAGATATGGAAGATAGAATATTTAGTGGAAATGATATAACATCAGGTGCAGCAACTAAAACTGTATCATTTACAAACCCTTATAAAACTGTTAATTATGCAGTTGGAATTACAGCAGAAGATATGGCAACTGGAGATTTTTTTATTGTAGAATCAAAAACAATCAATGGTTTCAACGTAACATTTAAAAATTCAGGTGGAACAGCAGTATCTAAAACATTTGATTATATTGCAAAAGGGTACTAAAAGGAGTATAAGAAATTATTATGGCTCAACACAATTATAACATAGCAAACGCATCATTCCCTACAGTTAGAACAGATTTAAACAATGTTTTATCTGCTATTAATTCAAGTAATTCAGGTTCTTCAAGACCTAGTAGTGCTGTCGCTGGAACAATTTGGCTAGATACATCAGGTGCTGCAACTGCTCAACTTTTAAAATTATATGATGGTGCTGATGATATTCTTTTAGGTACTATTAACTTTACAGCTAACACTATTGATTGGTCAGATTCAACAATTACTCTTGGTGCAAACTCGGTAGATTCAGACGCATATGTAGATGGTTCAATAGATCAAGAACATCTTGCAACCGAAGTTGTTAATGAAGCTAAACTTCAAGTATCTAACGCACCAACAAATGGATATTTTTTATCAGCACAATCTGGAAATACTGGTGGAATGACTTGGGTGGAAGTACCAGCAGCAGACTTTAGTGCAGTTGGAGAACATCTTTTACCAAGCACAGATGATACTTACAATTTAGGAAGTGCAACTAAACAATGGGCTAACATATATACTGGAGATTTACATTTATCTAATGAAAGTAAAGCCGAAGGTAATATTGTTGATGGCACAACTGGAAATTGGACTATTCAAGAGGGTTCAGAAGAACTTTATATCCTTAATAATAAATCAGGAAAGAAATATAAGTTTAAACTAGAGGAGGTTTAAACATGGCAATTATTTCTAATGCAGTAACAATTGCAGATGCTGGTGCATTTTCAGTTAGTCTAGGTTCAAAGGTTCATATTAAAACTTTAACTGCAAGTAGTTCAGCAACATTGTCATTCGTACATGGAACTGATGGAGTAGTCTTGGATAGCACATATCCTATTTATAAGTTTGAGTTTATTAATATCCACCCAGCATCATCTTCTAGTTTTACTTTTCAAGGAGATACAGGAACAAATACAAATTATAATCAAACTATTACCAGTACATATTTTTATGCTGGTCATCAAGAAAGTGGGGGTGTAGCATCATTAAGCTATAATAATGACCAAGACCAAGCACAAGGAACAGCTTTTCAGAGAATAGGAGTAGTTGGAAATGATAATGATTCAAATATAAGTGGTCAATTAAAAATTTTTTCTCCTAGTAGTTCTGTTTTTGTAAAACATTTTATAGCTAATACTAATCAAAATAATGGAGCAACTGCACAAGAAGAATTTATTGCTGGGTATTTTAATACAACAACTGCATTAACAAGATTTCAGTTCAAAATGTCATCTGGCAACATAGATTCTGGCAAAATTAAACTCTACGGAATAAAGGATAGTTAATCATGGCTTTACACTCATTACATTCATATAAAGAAATAAGAGGTATCTCATGGCAGTAATATCAAATGGAACAACATTAATAGACAATGGTATTTTAGACGCAGCAATACCAAGTGGTGCTATGACTTTATTATCTACACAAACTGCAAGTGCAAGTGCTACAATATCTTTTACATCTGGCATAGATGATACTTATGACAGTTATGTATTTACTTTTAAAGACATACACCCAGCTACAAATGATGTTCAATTTGAATTTAATTTAAGTGTAGATAGTGGTTCAAATTACAATGTAACTAAAACAAGCACTTTTTTCTTTGCTTATCATAATGAAGCAGATAGTGCTGCTGCACTTACTTATTCTACAGATCATGATTTAGCACAAAGTACAGCTTTTCAAAGATTGTTAGGTGGTATAGGAAATGATAATGACCAAACAGCAGTTGGAACTTTACATTTATTTAATCCTAGTTCAACAACTTTTGTTAAACATTTTATAGCTCACACATCAGAATATAATGCTAATGATTATAATAATAACACTTTTGTTGCTGGGTATGGAAACACTACATCAGCAGTAGATGCTGTGCAATTTAAAATGAGTTCTGGCAACATAGATAGTGGAGTAATAAAATTATATGGAATTGGAGGATAGATGGGTTTAATTAGTAATGGTTCAACAATATTTGATAATGGTGCTATGTCTGCTGGTGGCAGCATGACGTTTATTAAAAAACTAACAGCTAGTGCTTCTGCTACTTTATCTTTTGTTGATGGTACAAGTGGTGTGGTGCTAGATGATACTTATAAGGAGTATTTATTTACATTTAATAGTATTCACCCAGCTGAAAATAATACTAAATTAATGTTTCAAGCATCTACTGATACTGGAAGTAATTATGGTATAACAATGACAAGTTCAAGGTTTTATGCTTTTCATAAAGAAAATGGTGCAACTCCTGAATTTGGTTATCATGATGAAGATTTAGCACAAAGCACAGACTTTCAAAATTTAGCAGCTGCAACTGGAAGTGGGAATGATGAAGCTGCTAGTGGTTTTGTTAGAATTTTCAATCCAAGTTCTACAACTTTTGTTAAACATTTTATTGCAGATGCTAACTCATATCTACTATCTGGCTCTATTCGAACATGTACTGCTGGGTATTTTAATACAACATCTGCTTTAGATGCTTTTCAGTTCAAAATGACTTCTGACAACATAGATGCTGGAGATATTTGCCTTTATGGTATTGCTTAACAATTAACAATGGAGTATAAATAAATTATGCCTAGATTTCACAATATAAACGGAAATAACGTACAGTTCACAGCAGCAGAAGAAACTGCTAGAGATAACGAAGAAGCAGCTGTTCTTGCTGATGCACCAGCTAGAGCATTATCTACATTAAGATCAAAAAGAGATAATCTTTTAAAAGCATCAGATTGGGAAATTGTATCTGAACTTGAAAAAGGTAATGCTATAT